GGTAGATTGTTTACAGGAATTAAACCTAAATTTTTTACTATCAAACTAAGCAAGGTAGAGTTTGATACTACAGAATCAGGTAGCAACTATAAAGTAACTGCAATCCCGTATAATCATCAAGGATATAGCAATACTATAAATCGAGTGTTTAATGATGTTGCTATACTTGGAGATAAGAATAAACAACTTACAGTTAAACACTTGTTGGTCGAAGGAGAAAATAGTCTTTGTGCTGTTATTAACAGAGCAGAAGAAGATGCAGTACTTGACGAAAAACAATTATTGCCAGATACCTATATTGTAGAGTTTCCCGATACCTATGATGTTATGTTTAACACTGTTGGAAGTGTTTCAAACAATTCAGCCACAGTAAATCCTAATGCTAAAGAAGCAAAAACTATAGGAACACCATCTACTCCTGCCGGTCAGTTTGGAGAAAACATAATCGGTACAGCCGACATGGGCATACAGGCCAAAGACGGTGGTAACTTTACCTTTAAGAGAGAAGGCGATGTTGTTGATTCTAAGACTGGTAAAGTTCAAAGAAATCAGATGGTGATAGATCCTAAAAATAGAAAATTTCAGTTTCCTCAAGGCGCTAGCATTACAAAAATAATAACTGATATAGTTTTAAGTTCTAGTTATGCGAGCAAAGCACTAACAACAAAACCTAGTCCGGAAGGATTTATTGATTGGTTTAAAATAGATGTTCAAATACAGTTAGATGGTTTTGACGATCGCCGAGGCGACTTTGCTAAAAAAATTATTTTCCGTGTAATTCCATATAAAATTCACGTAAGTATTTTTAGTCCTCCAACCGCTGCCCCTCCAGGGTACGCCGAGCTTGAAAAATTAATTGCTAAAAGATATGACTACATCTATAGTGGTCAAAATAATGATGTTTTAAAATTTGATATACAAATTAAAAATCTTTTCTATACTGGAACAAATCCCAAGGGAGAAAAAGACGCAGGTAATAATGCAAATCAAGATCAACAAGGAACTGGCGAAAATCCAGGAAAGAGGACAAAAACAAACGTTGGACCTGCAGGTGCTGCGGCTATTGGAGGTAATACCGGTTCTAAACAGACTAAAAAAGATCCGGCATTATTAAAGACAACAGGTAGCCCTAGCGGAAATGAATCAACGGAACAGATGGTCGCTAAATCTTTCCATGAGGCATTTTTAAATAACAGCGGAGATTTAATCAACGCAGATTTAGAAATATTAGGAGACCCGTACTGGATGGTCGATAGTGGTATTGGGAATTATTTTTCTCCGCCAAGCAATCAAAACAAATTAACTACCGCTGATGGTACTATGAATTACGAAGGCAGCGATGTTTACATTTATATAACTTTTAAAACTCCTAAAGACATAGACGAACAGACAGGATTATATCAATTTCCTAATGATGGAAGAGAAAGCCCGTTTAGCGGAATTTATAAAGTTACAATGTGTGAAAATATATTTGCTGACGGTGTATTTAGACAACGATTAAAATGTATCAGAATGCCATTACAGGCCGCTGACTTTGATAATAAGAGACAACCGACTGATCTTACAAATGCAGTCGCTGTCAAGATAGGACCAGAAGACACACCTAAAACTACAACTTTTGATCCTAGAGAATTAATGGGACCTTTTTAAATGGCTTTTGAAAGACGAGAACCTGCAAATAAATCAGTAGGAAACCTAGGTACAGGATTGTACCTTGCCAAGGTAATCAGCCATTTAGACCCTTCTTATATGGGATCATTAGAAGTTACTTTGCAGCGAAGACAAGCAAACACCTTAGGCGACGACAATCAAACTTATGTTGTCAGATATGCTAGTCCGTTTTTCGGAAGCACTGCTTTTGAATTTATGGGAACGAATAAAGCAGATTTCAATGACACACAAAAATCTTATGGTATGTGGTTTGTCCCTCCAGATGTAGGTCAAACAGTTTTAGTATGTTTTGTTGACGGCAGTGCTGCCGAAGGATATTGGCTAGCTTGTATACCGGGAAGATTTGTAAACAGCATGGTTCCCGGGATTGCTAGTACAACAGACATTGAATTATCAGACGAAGATAAGAAAAAATATGCACCTAGCACACGTTTGCCTGCTGCAGAAGTTAATAAAAGAACAAACACCGATACTAATGGAATAAATCCAGACATAATAAAAAAAGCTGTTCATCCACTTGCGGATCATTTGTTAGCAGCAGGTCTGTTAGATGACGATGTTCGAGGAACACACAATTCTAGTTCGAGAAGAGATATTCCATCTATGGTATTTGGAATTTCTACACCTGGTCCTTTAGATCGAAGACCTAATGCTAAAAAAGCTATCATAGGCACACTTCTTTCTAAAACAGCCACTCCTGTTCCTGTAAGCAGATTGGGCGGAACACAGATGGTATTTGATGACGGTGACGATCAGTACCAAAGAAAAAAACCAGCTAGCGAAGGGCCTGTTGAATATGCTGATATCCTTAACGGAGAAAAAGGAGAACCTACTATTCCCTACGGTGAATGTTTTAGAGTTCGAACACGCACCGGACATCAGATTTTATTACATAATTCAGAAGATTTAATTTACATAGGAAATTCGCGAGGAACGACATGGATAGAATTAACCAGTAACGGTAAAATAGATATCTATTCCAATGATTCGGTGTCTATCCATACAGAAAATGATCTTAATGTAAGGGCTGAACGAGATATTAATCTAGAAGCTGGCAGAAACATTAATATGAAAACCTTAACTGGGCGTATTCGACAAGAAGCAGCGACTAATTGGGAAATCCTAGTAGGACAAGACGGAAAAATATCTGTAGGCGGAGAATATGAACATGTCATTGCTGGAAATACAAAAATAACAACTTCCGGAAATTTAGATTTAAGAACTGGCGGAAATAACAAATTTACCGCCGGCGGAAATACGGACATCAAAACAGGCGGTAATCATACAGAGTCGGCCGCTCGAATAGATATGAACAGTTTTGCAGCCGCTACTGCAGAGCAAGCACAGCCGTTAGAAGCATTAATAACACACGAAAATCCTGCTACAAGTGTAAGTTCGGGATGGCAAACTCGATACCAATCGTTGAGTATTTCTAGCATTATGAAACGAGTCCCTATGCACGAACCGTGGTTACTGCATGAAAATCAAGCACCAAATTTATTAAAGCCCGATAACACTGATCGAGAGCAATAAGGAAAAGATATGGCCAAATTATACAATCAAAAAACCGTAGCTCAGAATAAAATATCTCTCGGTAATCAATCTATAAAATCGTTTACCTACAAAGGCTTTAACAGTAACGATAGTAAAAACGGATATAAATCTTTCGATTTAGATTTAGTTAAACAGGACATTATAAATCATTTCTATATTAGAAAAGGTGAAAAACTACAGAATCCAGATTTTGGCACGATCATCTGGGATATTTTATTTGAGCCGTTTACAGACGATGTTAAAAAATTAATTTCAAAAGATGTAGAAGCGATTATTAATTACGATCCTAGAATCTCGGTGAACTCGATTACTATTGATTCTACAGAACAAGGTATACGCATAGAAGCAGACATAACGTATCTGCCTTTTAACATTGTTGAAAAAATGACCTTTAACTTCGATAAGAATAATGCAATCATAAACTGACCAGTTTATTAAAGATGTTAAATATAAGATAGGAAGAAAATATGACAACGACTGCTAGATTAAACAATCTTTTGTTAAATCAGGACTGGACAAGGATATACCAAACTTTCCAGAATGCTGATTTTAAATCTTACGATTTTGAAAATCTGCGCCGTGTTATTATCTCATATCTAAGAGAAAATTACGCAGAAGATTTTAACGATTATATCGAATCTTCTGAATACATGGCATTAGTTGATGCTATTGCTTTCCTAGGACAAAGTTTAAGTTTCCGTATTGATTTAGCCAGCAGAGAAAACTTTATTGATTTAGCAGAGCGTAAAGAAAGTGTATTACGATTGGCTAGAATGTTAGCTTATAATGCTAAGAGAAATTTACCTGCTCAGGGCCTTTTAAAATTCGATACAA